TGAACTTCTATTTTATCAGGCATATTGCTGAAAGAAGATTGAGGTGTGTATGTGTAAGTATTTGTAGTAGTATTTGCCTGACTTACATCATTTAAGAAAAACTCGTAATATACAGTTCCATCTGTATTTAATGCAGTAGCTGTTACTGTTGTACTTGAAGGAGAAGGAGTGCTTCCTGTATTTGCATAGGTAAATGCTTGGTCACCTATAGTTAAGTTTACTGTTCTTGAATCTACTCCTGCTGAGCCATTTGCACCATTTGCACCTGGTAGTCCGTCTGCTCCTTTCTCTCCACTAGCAAAATTAACTAAAGAGAATGTACCTCCAGTATTTAGTACTGAAGCTATTACAGTATCTTTCTGTCTATCGAATCTTAATGATTGTGCAAATAAGTTAGCTCCTGAGTATGTTCTGTCAGAGCCACTAGCTACAGTCATTGAAGTATCATTTTCAATATGTGCTACTCTTGCCCAAAAACGAGAAGCTCCAGCATCGTCTAATATTACTAAGTCCCCTGCTCTAAAGTCCGATAAAAATGTTGTGGAAGACCCAACTACATTTGAACTAAATCTTTCTAAACTAAAAGTACCATTTGCTTGACTTAAGTCTTCATTTGATTGTCCTAATCTTTTAAAGAAGCTAAAGTAATATGGTTGTCCTCCAGTAGCTGTAGCTGCTACATTATCTGTTCCAGCAACGACTGCTCTTAATACGTCTGTTCTTGTAGATCCTCTTGCTAAGTTTCCATCGTAATCAAATAGTAAGTACCCTGTTTCACCGTCTGCCAAACTTGAAAAGTTTTGTTGAGTAAAATTAGTGTTTCCACTTTCTATAGTTATACTTGGTACTCCAGTAGGTGGAGTAAATGTATAAGTACTTGAGTCAAAAGTAACAGTAGCATTTGCACTGCCTATACTCATCCCTGTAGTTAAACTTCCACCTCTAGCAATTTGTTGATTTAGTCCTGCTCCAATTACACCTTCACTTGGTGCGGCTACATCTGAAGGGTCAAAAGTAAACTTAGCTTGTATAAACTCAGAAGTGTACCCTTGAGTATTAACTGTTCTTATACGTACTCTGTACTCATCCCCTGGTGGTATATTTCTTATGCTAAAACTGCTTTGTCCTCTACTTCTAATTTGTTCTCTAATAAAGCCACTATTATTTCTTACTTTATCAGATTGAGGCACATCATGTTCTAAGTCAAAACCAGCTAAGTGTTCATAAATATCATCTAATGCATTTCCGTCTGAATCTGTTCTTATAGATTTTGGTGCTGTCCATTGTACTAAAGCTTTATAGCCTCTTATTGGTTGGTCAACATCTGTAACATCTCCACCTTCTTCATCAGGTATTATTTGTATAGATACATTTATTGGCAGTGGAACTATCTCTGTTCTAAGAGGTGGTCTCATTATATCAGGTATATCTGGTATTACCCAACCTCTATCTATTTCTGTAAACTTGTTAACATCATATTCTGCTGCAGTAATTTCAAACTGTAGCTCTTTTGTTTTTTCTTTTATACCAGTAATAATATACTCTTTTGCACTTCCAGTTACATCAGCTCCTGATGCTTGTTGTCCTGTAATTGCATATATTACTTCACTGTTAGGTGCGGAACTAAATGCACTTGATACAGTTACATTTGATGAGTTATATGATGAAATAGGTTTTGTTTCTATTCTTTGATCTTCTGACCATATAACTTGTACTTGGCCACCTGAATCATCTTTTAATTGTGATGCAGAAGCTTGAGTTGAGATTGCTGTTCCGTTTGCGTGTTCTAATACAAGGTCGCCTACTTTATAATCTGTGCTGTTAATTGTAGCAGTTGGTTGCGCTATATATGCACCTCCGCTTGGATATATTAAATGTAAATCAAAATTATCTGTACCATTTAGACTTAATGCTCTATCTGTTTCGATTACAGTAGTAGTAGAAGCTTTTGCAGTTGATACTCTTCCAGAGAATTGTACATCTTTGTCATCTGCATCTTGTACAAGAATAACATCTCCAGCAACTAAAGCACCCCCATTGATACCTGTACTAAATGTTACGATTTCTTTTTCTAATTTTTCAGTAAGTAAATGCCATCTTCCAAGTCTTTGTGCTTGACCTTGAGAAGTACAACCAAGAGCTGGTAAATCTTTTGATATTACCCTACCTGTTTGTGCAATATTATTATCGTCTGTTACTATTTCTACTGCTTGTTTATATCTATTACCTGGGTCATTCCAAGTAACCTTTACTTCATTTGTTCTAAATCTTCTAGAACTGCCTGAATAACTAAAAGTTCCTTCAATAACATTTGATTTACCAAAAGTATATATCGGGCCTTTCTCTCTGTTTGAGTTTAAACTCACTTGACCATTGTGCCAAATAAGCATACCACGAATCATAGTACTTAAATCTTTAAGCAATCTTAAAGCATCTTGACCTTTCTGTATATATAAGTTACATGAGAAGCGAGGCTCTGTTCCGCCTTTTCCATTTGGTACAAGTTCGTCACAGTACTTCGCTAAATTATATAAAGTGTATTTATCTACTTGTGTAAAGTCAAAATCTGGGTCTACATACTTTCCAAGACCATATCTTGGATTTGTAAGTAAGTCCATAAATATCCATACTGGATTGCTAGTATATACAGGCATATAGTTAGGACTTGTAGCACTAAAAGTTTTTTGGTCTCCTCTAAAGTTACCGTCCCAGTCTACAGGGTTTCCTGTGTCTACACCTGTAGTAACATTACGACTATAAGAAGCAGTTGCCCTTCTTGCTCCTGTATTATCATGTATTTCATCTGCTGGAAAATAGTTAGTAGGAACTTTTACTTTTAGTCCTCTAATTTCGTATGCTCTTTCAGGTATATCATCAAAATCTTCTGCATCAACTATCACAGCTGCATAAGCTGTATAAGGATAAGTTAACTTATCAGTAATAATATTTTCTATAGATACTAAACTGCCTTGGTTAGTTTGTTGCCAATCATTTTCTTTTTGATTTACTGGAGATACTCTTTGAACTTCTATTTTGTAATCAGTAAAAGGTTGGTATTTTGATATATCAAAACTAAATATACTATTGAAAGGAGCTCGTATCTGTCCATCAATCATACCGGAACTACCACCTCTGACTCTAGTATTTCTATGATAATCTCTAACATTTGAAGATAAAGTTCTTCTACCATAAATAACGTGTTCGTTATTTGAAAAACTATCTGTTGAATCTGTTTTATATGAAAAAACTATTCTATATTCAGCAAATCCCGGTCCTTTCTTACCATTGTTTTTATTAGAAATCATTGAAGCATGATTTAAAGTTACACGAATGTAATCTACTTCTCCTGGGTCTGCTATATTCATACCAGTAGAAGCAACTCTGCTAATTCCTGATTCTCCGTTTCTATTAGGAGAAATGTCAGTATTTATTCCTAAAGCACTATTAGTTGGTTGACCTATTGATCTTAAATCTGTTTGGTCTAATGCTGCATTTATTGAATGTGCTGAAGAAGCACTACCTATACCAGAAGGAGCAGATAGATATGCTTGTTCTCTTTCTCCTTTTCTAAATGCCCAGCCAAAGTTGTTAAAATTGTATTTTAGTACGTCTCCTCTTGCTGATTTAGGAGGAGATATTATAACTGCAGTAGCTGAAGTTGTTACTCCACCCCCATTTGTTAAAGTTGCCTGAGTGTTACTATTTATAGTTGAAATTGTGTCTACTAAGTCGATTGAAACGTTAGCAGAAGAAACTGTTTTTGCAGGGGGACTGTCTACTCTTACATGAGTAACATTTATAAATTGAGTTATTTGACCTGCATACTCTGTGCCGTCTTTACCCGCTCCTTCTATTCTAATAAATTGATTTAATGGTTTTGCTTCATCTCTAATATCATCTGCTGCAAAGAAAGAAGTAGCAGTACTAATAATATTATTACCTGCAGAAGTAGAAGCATTTGTAGCTCTTTTCTTACCTGCTATTACAGATATATATCTTTGTCCTTGTGCAGTAGTAAGATTTTCAAATACAGCTCCACCGCCTTGGTCTGTTACTATCCTACTTGTTGCATTATAAGAAGCATTAGGAGTTCTAAGTAGTTGGAAATATGTACTTACATTTGCAGAAGCTGCAGGATTACCGTCAATTACAATACTGTTTGGTCCGTTAACTAATCCCTCAATCGGGCCTTCAGACACAGCATCATATATGACAGCAGTTTGATGTCTAGTAGATTTTGTTAATTTATTATATCTGGAGTTTCCTGCCATTATTTTTGTTCCTCTGTAATTAGAGCGTCCGTACCGCCACCACGGCCTCCACCACCAGAGCCACCACCTGATGAACCTCCACCGGTTCCTCCTGAATAGCTACCTGAGTAAGTTCCCTCTTTCCTTCCGAAAGTGAATCCATTACTTGCAGTAATTTTTGTGTCTGTAAATCCAAAGTTTATAGGTGCACCGCCTACTTCTAACTTACCATAAGCTAGAGGCACTGGTATACCTACTTTGGCGTTATTAATCGGGCCTTTAAATAGATTTGATTCATCCGATTCATCATCGGGCATTTCGGGAGTTAACATATCTACTATTCCTTTTAGTGCGAGCAATCCTCCCCCAACTATAAGAGCTACCCCAACAGCTGTTGTTGCTCCAAAAGTAAATACTCCTAGTATTATGAGTGCTACTCCTAGTAACGCTTTTAAAAAGTCTGCTCCTTGAGGTAAAGGAGTAACAATTAAATCATCCTCTCCTAGGTCACCGTGTAAATTATCATAATCAAGAAGTTCTGAGCCTTTTGCAACATGAAACTCTATACCTTTATCGGTACAGTCTAATAAATATTTTCTAAGACCACCTTTCATTTGGTCAATAGCGTGCATAGCTTCATGAACATTTTTACATACGAGTTCATGCTCTTTTCCAAAGAGTTCTCCCATTCTTCCTAATAATATTATCTTTCTTTTCATTGTGGTTCTAAAATAAATACCTCTTGTTGTGGGTAAGATACAATCATATATGGTATACCTACCGCATTACAGTTGTCAATGTCATACTGACTTGGACGACATTCCGAGTCATAGTGACTATGGACAACATATTTTATATTCGAATTGAGTTGATGATGTATGAACAGTTTTGCGTCAATTTTAAACTGTGAAATATCTTCGTGGAGATTTTCACTCGGAATATATTTTTCCTCATTATCATCTACTATAACAAGTCCGCAACATTCTCCTGGAGCAGCCGATTTTGCATGAGCAAATATATCAGCTATCATTATGAGAACGCCTTAGCTGCTGGAAAGCCTCCAAACGGCAACTCAGCAGTAGTGTCTGTGCTGGATTTTCCAGTTGTACTAGTATTTGATGCATCTTTTGGTATAAATCCAAATCTCATCTTACATCCATCTAAACTTTTACTACAAGTATCTCCTCTTGACCAGTAAATACCAAAATCTGGTTTTGTACTTTCACTTGGTTTCACAGCTTTCCACATAATTACTTTATTATATGTAGGGCTAGAAGATACATTATCTGTGAATATTACATAATCATTATATCTATCATCTGAATATGTAAAATATTCTGTGCCATGTGAATATGTTGTATATGTTCTCACAGGCTTAAACTTACTATTTGATAAACTTATTGTACC